GCGAAGGAAGGAATTGATGTGATGACTGATCATGCAGCCTTAAATGGCGATGCTCGCTATCCAACATTTAAAGCCCTCCACCTTAATACTGCTGGTGGTTTTACAACACAAGATGTTAATAAAACTCAAGGAAAACACCCTTTCGTCGAACAAATCGGCGTGAAAGATGGTTCACCACAGTATGCCCTCACTGAAGCTACAAAAGTTGAGGTTAAAAAACTTGAAGATAGATATTTATCTCAAAATCCTGAAAATCTTATAGAGACTGAAACTGCAAAAGATATTAAAGAATCTCTGCAAGCTAAGACTGTTTCGCAGACTTTGCTAAAAGATGAATGGGATGATGCCGCTAAATATTCTGTTGGAAAAACGCGTGGAATCTCCGTTTATTCCTTTGCTCATCTTTTCGAATGCCGAAAATACTTTGGGACTCTTATAGAGTGCATCAATGCTGATTTCAATGCTTGGCAAGTATTTAAAGGTATGAATCCTCACCGTGGACAATTTTCAAAACTTCTTGATTTGTACAAAACTATCCAATCCGATGAAATTGTTGGTTGTGATTTTGATGTCAAATCTTTTGAATATTCTCTCCAGCGAAAGTTGCGTGTCGCTGTGATCAAAGCATTAGTTAATTGGATGTATGATCAAGAGGAAGCTACTGGAAAGTGGACTCTCGAAGAATTAGATCGAAGATATAAGATACGTTTAGGACTCGCATATGATTGTGAAATTTACAATTTGTGTGCTGTCTTGGATTATCTTGTTGCCACTGATTATCATGGAAGTGGCAATTTCTTGACCTATGATCTTGGTTCTCTTTATGAGCAAGTTCAAACTCTTTATTGGGCTGTTTGCTGTTATCTCAAAAATGAAGGAGAAAAGCAACATGGTCCTTGGAAGCCTGTGTTTGATAAATGTTGGGTAAGCCCCACTGCAGGTGATGACGTTGTAGCTGTTTTTGCTAAGTTTCTTGCAAAATACGTCAATTTCCAAAATATGAAAACTGAGGCTGCCTTGACTGGAGTTATTCTTACTCCATCTGATTCTAAGGATGCTGATTTCACTGTACCTTACAAGAATATTTTTGACTGCATTTTTGCAGGAAGAAGATTGAAATTAGATAAGAATCGAGTTTTCTGTCCCCTTGAAAAGTGGAGAATTTTTGGTCGACTTTATTGGGCTCGTTTTACTGACGGACCAAAGAAAGTACATGAAAATCTCGCTCGCGAAGTTTTAGAAGAATTAGTTCATTATGGTAGAGAAGATTACGAGAGTTGGCGTAAAAAGCTAAACATCGCACTTAATCTTATGGGTTATAAACCTATTACCAAAAACTATCGAGATGCTCTTGATGACTTTGATGGTAAAAATGATAATCCTGAAATACCCGAGTTTATTGAATATGAAGCCGAAGGACTAAGACATGAAGCACAAATGAAATCTACTACTTACACTGTAGGTAAAGATGTAGTTAGTGCTCCTGCCCGTTTTGTTGATCAGTTTACTAAACAATACACTATGACTAAACCTGGAGCCTTTATGTATGAAGATTACAAGGGCGCTTTTGTCTGCAAAGTTGAAACTCCTCAAAAGACATTTTACGGTTCTGCAGAACAAAACAAACGCGAAGCAAAGTATGCTCTAATGGATGAAATTGCTCATGCCTATCAATTAAGAGACTTTGACTCAGAGGATATTTTCCTTCGTTGGAATCAATATTTTTGGACCGATTTCGGAAGACATTGTTCACCAATTTCCGTAGTTCCTTGGACCCCAAGAAATGATACTAATGTTGACCTCCGTACTCACTTTAAACATCCTAGAGAGAGAGTAAAAGAGGAGAAACCCAAAAAGAAAAAACAACATGATAGTAGTAGTGATGATGACTATCATGACCTCCATGACCTTGAACCTGCCAAAGAAAGCGAATATCGAATTGCTCCTGAACAGCTCAAAATGTTTGGTATATTTGAAGAAAGATTAGAAAAACGTATTTCTGCCAAACAACAGCTTAAAGATGAAGATACATTGAAAACTGCCTTTGTCTTATTTGGCACCGCTCAAAGAAAACTTAATCAAGTTCACACAGAACTGGTTCAAACAGGTTTGACTCCTGAAGCTAAAGTCGAAATGATGGCTAGATTGAATCTATTTTTAGATAATCTTGCTGAAAGTTTTCGTTTTAGTTATCCGAAACATGAAGCCCATGGAGAAATCCCAACTCTTGCCCCATTGCCTCAATATCCTATGGAAGTGATTGTAGATGAAGATGGAGTTCCCGAATTAGAAGATGATGAATCTGATGATGAGAGTGAATCTTTGGATGAATTCTTTTCTGATGATGAAGATAGTGATTTCCTCAGAAGAATCCTTTTCCATCACGCGCAATCAGCTGAAACACAACAAGTTGAAAACGCTCCAACCATCACTACTGATGGTACCATCTCTACGTTTGCTGAACTTTCTGAAAAGCAATATGGAAATTTTGAGCAACATGCCCCGCACTATAACGACGTCATTCCGTACCCAGACCATACTCTGGACGAAATTTTATCTAGAACATATTTAGACGGAGACGAAGTTTGGTCCTCTTCCTCGACCTTCAATGAAGTGATTTTTTCAAAAATACTTCCTCAAGCACTTCTTGCGGTCGCTCCCAATATAACCGACAAATTGAATAAATTTCATTTTCGTCACTATTCCGTTAAAGTTACTATGCGTTTGAATGGAACTCAATTCCATGAAGGCGCCGTGATAGTTGCGATTCTTCCTCAGAATCCTGGTTATACTGGAGATACATATCCTACGACAAATTTTAAATTTGACAATGTTTATACTATGTCAACTTTGAAGTGGAAAGTCATCTCAGCAAGTACGTCAGAAACCACTGAATTCATTATTCCGTACATTGCACCTCGCCCACATTGGGAGGATGAAGATGAAACTACCACAACACCTTGGGTAGGCACGCTTGTCGCGCGTGTTCTAGTTCCGCTTGCCCAGCCTGGCGTAACAACAGCCATTAACCTTAACTTTTCAATTGCCTACAACTTAATTGCTCCCGGATATTCTGGTCCTACGTACCACGATGATCTTTCCGGTGTAGAGAAGTCTAAACTTATCAAAGAAAGACTCAATTTTGTTCGAGGCCCTAGAGGAAAAGCAAGGAGTCCTGATAACAATGAAGTCCAGAATCCGAAACATGAAGCTCATTCTAACTCTGTAGCTGTCGAGCAACGACAGAAATCTTCAACTGGTATTATATCCAGCGCTCTAAATGCAGCTGGAGGCGTTGCTGCTGTTGTAAGCAAAATTCCCTTAGTCCCTGCCTTTGTGAAAGTAGGAGCCGGTGTTGCCGGATTCCTTTTTAAAGGAGCAGCTATGGCTGCTAAATTTTTTGGCTACGATAAACCTCTATCAGTGAAAGTAGAGCGGGTGATAATTCCCACTACTGTTTCTTCGTTGACAGAAATTGATGGCCTTCTCAACTCCCACACTCTTTCAGTTCGCAAAAGCAATTATGTAGCGACGGAATGGCTCACTAATTGTGACCTTCATACAAAGCTTCCGTTTCTACTGTCCATCCCTTCGATCATTTATGTCGGAAATTTCAACGCATCAGTTAACCCTGGTGATGTTATTTGGAAAATTGGAGTCTCACCTTCAGTTTGTTACATGGAATCAATGACATATCCTTCAGGAAATACCTACTTCCCCGCATTTAACACGATTTTTTCAGCTCTTACCGAGATGTTTTATATGTGGAGAGGAACCATCGCTTTCAAAGTGTACTTTTTCTGTTCCGCTTGGAAACAAGCCAGAATTAGACTCAGTTGGCATCCGACATCTTCTGAAGTAGGGTCCAACATCTTTGGAGGAACTGGTGACTATCGTAGTGAAATGGTAGAGATCGCAGGAGACACCAAATCTAGTTTGTTTGTTATTCCTTATGACCAATCCCGTGACTTTAAATTGGTTGGAAATAAACAAGCCATGTTAGATGAGAACATAAATGGAGTATTCGCTATATCCGCAGTGAATCCACCGATAGTTGGTACTAATACTACTGACTCCACTATCTCCTTTATGGTAGTTGCAGCGTGTGCACCCACAATGCAGCTTCGAGGTTTGTGTGAATATTCGCCGTTCACCACAAGCCAGACTCAAAATCCCGGACAGAACTTCAATGTAATTCTCAATTCCACTGCGACATTGCAAGGGAATTACTATAATCCTCTAACAGATTATGCCCTTAGGCATGAAGCTCATTCAAAATCAGTTGACGTATCCATAGAATTCTGGGAAAACCAGATGGATTCGCCGCATCACGAACTGATTTTTGAAAACACTCATTCAGTAGAAGAAATTAAAGATGTGAGAGATATTCTTCATAGATCTCGCATTTATTGGCCTGATGTCACGTTAGGCGCTCCTGGAAGTCCTTCTTTCTTCTACCCTTGTCAATTGGACGATCCCTACACTTTTGTGGAAGGTACAACGAACGTCTTTGACTATTGCCCTTGGAATCCTTGGAATTTATTGAATCATCTCTTTTTGTATCATAAAGGAGGTTTCAATTACAAGGCTGTCAAGAATATCTGGAACCAACAGACCACATCCAACTTTTCGTGGAATGGTATGATCGCCGCTGTGCAGACTTACATGTACAATGGTTCCCCGATCAATCCTTTTACCAATGCCACTCAAGGTTCGGAAGGTCAAGTCAATGGTATTACCGGACTTTCTGGAGCTGCGATTGAAGATACTACAATGAAATCTACTCTCGAATGGAATATTCCCCATCATGCTGATCTTTCCATGCTCCCTGGATTCCCTCATCTTCCTGGAAATTATAAGGAAGGGAATGCTTCTTGCGTTGTTGCTGCGGGCAGCACTGCTGGCACGACCTCTGTTCAGCCCAAGTATGACATTTGGATGAGTATCGCCGACCCTTTCACCTTCATGATGCCCTTCGGGGCACCCGTTACTTGCACCCTCGTTTACCCGCCCCCTGAAAAGCGAGCTGCCAAGAAACTAGGTTCTATTGCCGAAACAAGATCTTGACTTTAGTACATTATTCCGAGCTTCAAACCGGATGTAACACAAAATGACGTGCATTGTTTTGTTTGTACATGTGCA